AGCTACCAAAAAACGTGCTTAAATTCTAGGGCCGCTATCTGTCGGCCTTCCCGTCTAGCTTATCATAGATTTTGTCGAGCAGATCGTGAACACGCGTGATGTCCTGACGATAGTCATCCTTCTGGACGTAGTTTGACGGCAGATCGCGCTCGATCTTGGATATGTCTTCGCGCAGAGCCTTAACGGCAGCCCAAAGCTCTCTAAGCGCCCACCCAAGCACGCCGGAAACGGCCACGATGCCATACTGTACAAACTGGTCGAGCGTCATACTCAAATCCCTACTGGTATTGTGGTGTAGCCATATGGCAGGCCCACCAAAGCTGTTTTGATGATGGTCGTTGGCGTCAGAAGCGCACCGGCGGCAACGGCATCGCCGGTAATGTAGGTGAAGGCCATGGCCGAGGTCACGTTGACGCTAAAGAAGCCAGCGGCGGCTGCATCAGTCAGGCCCTCAACGGACACCTGATTGTTGGTGGTTAGGCCGTGGGCGACATCGCATGTCACCGACACCGTGGTTGTGCCGTTGGCCGTTACGGAAAGCAGAGACAGCGGGCGACCATAAGTGATGCCATTATTCAGCGGCATCACGGCGTTGGGGTCTAGGCCCACAGGAGCGCCGTAGGGCTGCCCCGTGGCCGAACCGGCCTCAGCAGCAACGAAGTTCTCGACACGGGCGTTGATGATCGGCGTAGGGTCGGCAGGAAGCACGATGGCTCGTAGCTGCTCCTGCGGCGTGTCGGTGCAGCTACTGCAGACCAGAACACGGACATTGGTCAGTTGAGCGCCGCGCCAGTCATACTGCCATTTCAAATCGACGTGATTGTAGCGAAAGCCGCACCGATCGCAGATCGCGTGCGCCTGAGGTGAGCTTGCGCTTGTTCTGGCCCGCCCGGCCTGAGATCCGTATGCCATGATCTAAGCCCTAAAGTAGCCAGAGATCATGGGCTGGATGTATTGCTGCGCTGTCTCGATGTTCTGAGATGCGGCAATGCCATAGGCCTCATCGGCCAAGGGCTTGAGCAGCGCCACCTTGTCGGGAGCCCAGATCAGGGCCAGACGTTCGGCGAGGCCGAAGGCAAAGGCCTCAAGGAAATAGTACGGAACCTCTGCCTGCTGGGCATTGGAGAACTCGGCGTCCTGAATCTGACGGACCCGGTAATAGCTGAGCGAGGTCTGTGTGCCATCCGGCACGGGCCAGAGCGTAACGGTCGGAGACAGAAGGCGGTCAAACCAAAACACGGTTGGAAAGCCGGGCTGCGCTATGTTGGGATAGGATGCATATTCGGTGCGGCTGATCGGCATAATTAGGCGATTTGTCGAGGTCGATCCGCTTGTCGTGGTGATGTAGGAGTCGAGCATCACGATGGTGTTTGATGGCACAGAATAGGTCGATTGCCCGGCCACAAGCGGCACGGTCTGCAGGTCAACGGTCCACAGGTTGACGCCCATGGATGACCACCGGCCAAGCAGCATGTTAGCGGCCATGCGGGCGCTCTCCATGTGCTCCTGCAGAAGGGCCGTGTTTCGGATGCCACAAAGGTTGAACGCATATAGCGTTAACTCACCGATCGACGGGTTGAAGCTATAGGTGCCTGATGTGGTCATGGGCTACTCCCACAGCGTTCTAAGTTGGGCCAAGGTGTGTTCGGTTTCAGAAATGATGGGCGTCAATCTAGCGATCTCCACAAGGTCGCCGCGCTTTACCGCGTCAGCCATAGCGCTGTTTTGTGCCGACAGCGCCGAACTAATCAGGGCTATGAGTTCAGCAATGGACATTAGACCAGCACCACAAGTTCTTGAGCGGTTACGGACAGGTGAGAGGCAAGGAGCACGACATCATAAGTGTCTGTACCGTCTAAAGCCGCATAAGCCGCCATGCGCTGCCCCAAAGTGCCGGTGCCTGCTTGAATGTTGTCGGTCGCCGTAAAGGGTGACAACACTCGGTTCTTGACGTCAAAACGGTAAATCTGGTTGGCGGCGCTGGCAACATAGACGTTCATGTAGAACATCCTGCCCTCGTTATCAAATGGTGCGTAAGCGCCGCAGGTTCCCACTGTAAGGCTTACAGCGCCGTCATAAACAACAGCAGCAGACCAAGCGCCGTTGATAGCGCCTGCGATGTCCAACACGTCAGCAGTAACCGACACACCCCGGAAGAAGTAGCAGAAGGATTGGCGGGCGTTACGGGCCGGATCAGGCTGGATGCCGTAGCTAGGTGCCCACATACCTCCCGAAGCGTTAGCCGCAGGGGCCGCGCCGAAATAGGTGGTGGACCAAGCGTTGGTCACAATGTTGTTCGTGCCGTTGTTGATTGTGACGTCGTTGTAATTCCATGTGTAAACCGAAGTTGTCGCCGTGGACCTGCCAAGGATCAGGTTGGGCAGTTCGATGACGTATTTGGCCGTAGCTGAGGGTGTGACGGCCCAAGCAACACCCATCGTGTAGACAGGCGACGGACCAGCCGTGTGTGAGGCGATGATGTTGCGCTGACCAACAGCGGTAGGATTGGTTAGGTCCTGCACAATGCGGATTTGGAAGTTGCGATATTCGTTAGCTTTTACGACACTATCGCCGTTTGTGGCTTGGCCTGTAAGGCTGCTAGCACCCGCAGCGGTCGCCGCTAGTGCGTAACGGTCATTTTGGTTTGTGTCATACAGGAATGCGCCCTTAACCATGCCTTCGCCGGGGCGGCAATCAAATGGCGTGTATTGTTCATCCAGCGCCACAAGCGAAGTGTCGGTGCCGACCGTAGCGGGCAGGTTAACAATCGACAGGCCCGTTGACAGGGTATTGGACGCAACCTCAAATGAACGCCAAGCGTTCGCCGCCATGACGCCAGCGGACAACATAAAGACCCGGCCAGACAAGATTTCATAGCCGTCGCCCGTGGCGGGGGTAAACGTCAAGGGGTTGTCAAGCGTGATGGTTGGCGTCGTGCCAAGCGTGTTTCCGACGATATAGCGCTCTTCAACCTTGCCCGCAGCCTTACCGATGATGCGGATTTTGAAGCCGTATTCTCCAGAGCCGCCGCGATTTGCCAGCATGTTAAGACCAACAGCAGTTGGAAACGCTGTAGAGACAACGATAGAGGTGGTCGTAGCACCCGCCGCGATAACACCCTTAAGACCCTGAGACGGCGCAAACACCATAGCCGCGCCAGCACCGAACGTGCCTGCCAGCGCAGGAGATTGAACAAAACTCCAAGACTTTGAGACGATGTTGAAGCGGTTCAAGACCGTGGCGCTTGTCAGTTGGTAAACGAACGGGTTGCGTGACACGTCAGAGCGCAAGTCAGACGCCAGACAGGTGGCCGCCGCCGTGGCATTTGGCGTGGGCGAAGTCTGCACCCACATTTGGCGGTCAATGACTTTTTTGAAGGTGTTAGCCATTATGTAATTCTCGCTCTAACTGTTGCGGCCCAAGCCGACACGTTCTGACCATTGGTGAGCAATTGAGCCTGCTGACCGCCCATGTTGGTTTGGTTGGTTTGGTTGGTGACCGTGCCGACCGTCGTAACCGTGCCGCTCTCAAGGATCGCCGTCATCCGGTTTCGGCCCAGCGCCACGTCGTAACCGCGTGGGCTATTGGTAGCGTTTAGCAAGCGGATCATGAGGGTCTGAAGGCTTTGCAGCAACTCCGCCGAGATGACATCCGACACCACTAATTCAGGAGGCAGGATGGTGCCAACAGGCGTATAGACCGCGTTGGTGTTCAGATTGAAATAGGTGACAGTCGTGCCGTCGTCTCGGCTAACAAACAGGGCCCCCGTGTCGTCAGTCAGCAGCACGTCAGCCAATGCGCTACCACCCCCACCGCCGCCGCCCGTCGTGGGGAGGGGGTTAAGGGACGTAATGGGGTTGCCATTTTCGTCCTCTAATAGCGTGCGGAAATCGACAACGCCGGACATGACTTAGAGGCTTTCGATGAACTGCTTATGGCGCTCAATGATGTCTAGGCGACGGGCGTCAGCAGATGCCGTAGCGGCCTCTAGGGCGGCCTTGGCCGCCTCGATCTCACCGACACGGGCATTTGCAGCCGCCATAGCCTGATCGGCGTCGTCCTTAGCGGCCTGCGCCTCGGCGATGGCTGTGGCCAAAGACGCCTTCAGCTTCTTGGCTTCAGCGTTGACCTTCTTGGCCTCGTCCCGAAGCGCGGCGGCATCAGCGACAGCGGAGGCCTTGATTGATGCCGCTTCATCCTTGGCGGCGCTCACGGCGTCCTCAGCGTCCCGCTTGGCGGCCAGAAGGGTCGCGGAGGCATTCTCACGATCAGCCGCAACCTGTGTCCGCAGGGTGGAGATCTCGCTGGCCGGGCCGACAAGCTCAACATACTTGCGATTTTCAGCAGTGGCCGCCTGAAGCTCAGCCAGCTTTGCGGCATAGCCCTTAGGATCCGACATTAGCGTCAGAAGGTTAGCCATGTCGTTTGAGCCCGCAACGGACCCATCAATGTTATTGGCGATCATTAGTAGCCCCCACCAGTTTGAAGGACCGTAAGAACGACCGACCCAGAACCAGAGGCCTGAGTCATTCGAACAGCGGTTACCGGGTAGGCAATGTTGCTGTCCTTTGTGGCCGTCTGGGCCGTAAGGCTAGGATGGTTGGTCCAGTTCCCCGTCGCGGGGGTCCAGCCAGCTTCCTGAATCTTGTCGAAGGTGTACTGAACCGTATAGTTGACCGTCCCGGTCACTTGACAGTTCAAGGACACCTGAAAATTCATGGCGAAATAGTCGAGCGCGACGATGTTGGTCGTCTTCGCAACGGTGCTCGCATCTGTCGTAGTTCGCGTGATTGGCAGCATTGCCTATACCCCTTTGGTTTAAAGCAACCATAGCACTGTTAGCATTTAACGTCCCACCTCTTAAGCGCAAGATTGATCCTGCTATTTGGATCGTGCGCCGTTTTGGCAGATGTCAGTTTTTCCTTCATCCCGCACATGCGACTTCTAAAGTTCTCCCTGCGCTGGGCGGCCTCAGGGCTATTAGCCGCCTCAGCGGCGGTCACAGGCTTTTTGATGTCACGCCCCTCGGCACGAAGAGAAGCCCGCCCACGGTCGTTCAGGCCGCCCTGTGGTGACTTTCCCTCTTTGCGGGTCCATGCGTCAGACATGAATAGGTCCTTATAGTAAAACGGGGGCACAAGGCCCCCGCTTCCCGGCCAAACGAGCCGTATTTATCCTAGTCCATCGAGACCTTGTGGCCCTTCGGAGGAGTGCCCTTCTTCGCAGAGGTGAAGGGGTTCTGATCCGAAGATGCGCGACCGCCGCTCTTGCGGGCCTTGCGGCCTGCGTGAGGAGCGTCAGCAGCGCCGCTGACCTTGCCCATAGTCTTGCCGCCACGCTTGCGCTGCATAGCTTCGCCAGCGACGTTGTTGGAGGCAGTGTAGTCCATAGGAGCCCCGTTAAGGCCGCCCATGGCGCGAGATTTACGTCCCTTCATGGGAAACTCCTTAGACCTGAGTGACACCGAACAGGCCCACAGCGGACCCGACGTTATAGAGAGCAGGCGACTGCCTGACATAGATGCGGTTTGTGCCGCTAGCGGCTGCAGTCTGAAGGGCATAGGTGCCCCGGACGTCGCCGGTCGTGGTGGTTGGGCTGGTGTGAACGCCAGCCGTGTATCCGGTAGCCGCCGTGACCAGCACGGGGTTTAGGGATGCCGAATAGTTGATGATCACGTCAGCCCAGTTATCCGACCGGAAGGGCAGGCCAATGATATTGGTTGTGCCGACGCTGAAGGTAACCGCATCCGTGGCCGATGGCGTGACGGAAGCGATGTACTTGAACGCCTTCTTGCCGTTGACAGCCGTGCCCGCAGTGGAGCCGGTCGTCAGGGCAATAGCTTCAGACATGGGATAGCCATAGATGTCGTATCCCACGACGGTGAAGGTGATGCTTGCGGTTGGGTTGGCCGACGTCGGCGTGATGCTGACGGCGCGACCAAGGATGGCCATTGGGTTCCAAAGCTGAACAGAGCCAGCCTGACCAAACGGAGTGCGATGGGCCAAAAGCGCGTTGATCGTGCTTGAGCCCAATGCCGCCGTAACGGTGATTGGAGAACCGCTGGTGCCAGCCGCCACAGGAGCGCCGCTGACGGTGTAGGTTCCGAGGAAGCCGTAACCTGATGCTGCGGCGGCTGTGGTTGGACCATAGCCAGTGATTGTCGTACCGGCAGCGATGCCGGTGCCGGAGATCACCATACCAATGGTCAATTGGCCAACCGAGGTTGCCGTCGTGACCGTGAGGATGTTGCCCGCAACGCCGCTGACGCCGCTGGAGACATAGCCAGACACCGAGGTGTAGGCGTCAATCCCAAGCAGGCCAGTGACCGTCGCACCGGTGTCGGCGCGAGTGATCGACTGAGCGACGGCCACGCCCGTGGTCGAGGAACTGGCCGCAGCCAGAACCATCGGCACGTTAATCGTGGTCGCAAGCGCCGCCGTGATGGCCGTGGCACTCAGGGTGTAGGGCACCGCGTTCAAAGACGTGATGGCCTGCGTCCCCAAGAAACCACAGACCGGAGAACCAAAGTCCTGCCCCGGCGTATAGGTGTATGGTAGGCGCGGATCTAGAAGAGCCGCACCCCCAAAAAACAGCGACGGACCAAGCTCCGGATTACTTTCGGAAGCTGAGTACGGGCTCTCCCCGTAGGAAACTACGGGGCCAGAGAAAGCCGAAATGGACATGGTGCCCTCTCCTTACGAGGTTGGGAACGATCCGAAGATCGAACGCCAGTTATAGTAACCGAAGGAGTAGCGCTCGTAGCCCTTAACCAGAAGGTTGTCGGTCACGAAATCCACCTGCATGTCGGTCTCGAAGCTAATGCGCTCCATGTAGGACAGGCCATCGATGTTGGTCAGCAGGAACCAAGCGAACGACGAGGTCAAGAAGTCGTTGACCATGTAGCCTTCTGGAAGGCCACCGGCTGCAGACATGATCGCGTTGACGTCATTGTCGGCAGTGCCGGGACGCAATTCGGTCTTGGTCAGGCGGATCGCAACAGGCTCCAACTGAGGCGGAATGATCAGCTTACGACCACGGGCGAAGACCTTAAGACCGGCTTGGTCTTTGAAGTTCGTCCGGATCGAGATCATTGCGTTCAGCAGGGTGGATTCGTTCAAGTCCACATCAGTGGTGGGCTTGTTGGAAACGGTGCCGCCGTCGATTGGGTGAGCAGTCGAGCACAGCGCAACGCCGTCACCGCCAACAGAGGCGTTGTAGGTCGTGGCGGTGTTCAAGAGGTTCGCGCCGTAGATTTCCTTGGTCTGACCAAATGATTCAATCAGGCCGAGGTTCGACGGGTGGAACTGCGTCTTGTACAGGTTGTCGTCGATGGCCTTGCGAGTGATCGCATAGCCAAGGGCGATTTCCGAGTGCTCTTGGTTGTAGACAAAACGCTCACCAGCACTGTTGTCGAAGGAGGTCTGGCCGCCTTCGGTCTTCAACTGAGCCAGACCGAGGTAGCGCATTTCAGCGGTACGTTCGAGGGCCAGCTTAGAATCGTGCTTCGTGAAGATCTTGTCGTACTGAGATGGGATCATCTCATACTTGCCTTCTATCCCCCGGAGACCGGGGAGTAGAAGGTCTTTAATTGCTGAAAGATTGACAGCCATTGTCCTCTATCCCTTACGCGATGCCGGTCGGGCCAGCACCATTGGTGCGGGTCGAGGCGTTGTTGAAGCCGACAATGACTTGATTGTAGGCGGCGGTGATGTCCGTGCCGTTTTGGCCCGGAGGGCTAGAAACAAGGCCGATGACGCGGAATGGCAGCGTAACCGTGGTCGCTGGGCTTTCGACAAACATGCCGGATTGGCCAGTGGCGGTGTTGCCGGTGCCGACGTTCAACTGGATGTACTCACCAATGTTGGCAAAGCCAATGTTGGTAGCGCCAGCCTGAACGACGAACTGTGCGTTCGGGTCATCGATCACATAGGCCTCGACGTCGCCATTGGCGTCCGAACCGGGCCAATAGTTTGACCAGACGGTGCGCTTTTGCGAGGTGGAGGTGTACTTGCAGCCGACGAAGATGCCTTCGACGCGGACGGTCGAGGCGGTCGCCTGAGCGATGTAGCCGGTGCTCAGCGGGATAACCGCGTCACCGCTAAAGATTGGCGTAGCGTTGCCCGCAGCAATGTAACGGACGTTCTGTTCAAAGGTGGGAACTGAGCCCGTACCCTTGACTTGTCGAAAACCGAAAGGCGAATTGGTATTCGGCATGACGGGTTCTCCTCTTGGGGAAAGCCATCATCGCGCCACCGAGGGCGATTCAGAGCCGGGGATATGCAAAATCTCCACACCGGGGGAGAATGATCTTAGAAATAAGCCGCTTTCTGAAAAAGCGCAAACAAAAAAAGGGCGACCCGAAAGCCGCCCCTTGATCTTAGTCCTTAGGGACCGGGATCGCCTCGTAAGATTTGCTGACCTTAGCGAGAGAATTGCCCTTGTTGTCCCGGCCAAAGTGGCCGTCCGGAGCCGCATTAAGCTGCGCCTCTTTGTGGCGAACCTGATTGCGAGCGCGAAGCCTTTCGATCTCGCGGGCCTCCTCGGTAAGCTCCATGGGACGCTCCATCAGAACCATGCCCTTGCGCTCGATTGTGGAGAACCGGCCACCTTCAGGCATGTAGGACGGGTGCCGATCTGCAGGAACCGGCTCCCAGCCCTTGCGAGCCAGAGCCACCTGATAGGCGGGATCCTCTTGGCCAAGGATGGTCTTGCGCTTCCACTCATACGACCAGCCAGCCGGAACGTCGGTCTGGTTGATGTGGAAGTCATCCGTGCCTTCGTCCATGTTGCCGCCGTTGTGGTTGCGGATCTCTGCAGCCCGGCGAGCAGCGCGAGTGCGGGGATCTTCCTCACGGGGTGCGGCGCGAAGGTCTTGGCGAAGCGACTGGCGCTCGACATAATCTTCGGCCCCGTCTTCCTGCTCCACAACCAAGGCCTCCTGCTCGATCTCTTGAGCAGCATCCTTCAGGGGATTGTTCATGCGTGCGCGGGTGCGCTTTGGGGGCGACTGTTCCATTAGTGGAGCTTCCCTTCCTTCTGGAGAGCCAGTTTGTTGCGGGCATATTCCTGATCGGTCATGCCCATCATCTTTGCCATTTCGCGCTCATCAGAATTGAGGCGAACGACATTGGGACGGCTACCAGTGCCGGTGCCGCTGCGCGAGACAGGCGCAGCAGGAGGCGCAGATCGACGCTGAGTGACCTGAGCCGCAGATGACGTGGGGTCATTGTCGAGGTTCACCTGTGTGGATGGCTTAATCCGCAGGGTGTTTTCGATCTCGGCAAAATAGTCATCCGAATCGACCGGGATATCGTCGGCCACGGCCAGATTGTGCGCGGCCAGCATCTTCTGGAACAGGCGCTGGTCGGTGGCATATTCCGGGTGAGCACGGACCCAAGCTGCTGATCGAGGCGAAAGCTGTGCGGCCATAGCCTCGACAGGGTCGGCCACATAGGGCTGCGGCGCGGACTGCTTGGGCTGGGCCTCAAGCGACTGCTTGCCCTGCTCAAGCTGCAGGAGCTTCGCAGCGTTAGTGGACATCTCAGACTGGAGATCAGCCGCCCGGTCGTAATCACCAAGGCTCATGGCCTCGCGGTAATTGGCCTTCAGGATCTCGTTGGTCTGGGTGACCGTTGCAATCGCATTGGTCACCAGATGATAGCTGTTTTCCTGAACCTCGCTCTGGGCAGTGAAGGCGGCCTGATTGGCCTCGTTCGCCCGGCGCTCAGCCTGAAGCCGTGCGTCGCGCTCACGCTCATACTTTTCCTTCATTTCCCTCAGAGCGTCCTGAGGCTCAATGACCGGGCCAGATGAGCCAGAGCCCTCGACCTTTACGACCTCAATGTCACCCTCTGCCTTTTTAGGGGCTTCATCAATTTCGATATCGACATCAATTTGATCGTCTTTGACAGACATCTTCTGCTCCTACCAGACCATGTCAGGGTGCGGGATGCGCCCACGGACATTGGTGTCATCCAAAATGCGACACAGGACGTTGTTGATCGTGATGCTCCAGCCGTCTGATGGGCGGAAGACCAGCCAGTCGTTTACGTCAATGTCCATGTCCTTGAACCACTGATCGCTGCTGTCAACGAATGCGGTCGGACCCTTCTTGACCACAAGGCCAACCTTGCCTTGGATCTTGTCCTCATCAACCGTCTGAGAGGTCAAATAGATGCCGCTCTTGGTCTTTTGAGGGCGGACATAGACGGCCACCACGACCTGATTGTTGAAGATCTCCAGATCAGAGATATCCCCAAGTTCGCCCAGAAGGACCTCTTTAGGGTCGGTTTCGTGCGTCATAACCATATGAGGCATATGTTTTCTCCTTATCGCTTTGAAATTTTAGTCTGCACTTCATCGCAGTAATCGATCACAGAGCGCATGCCCTGCAGTCTCCCTACATGCTGCTTGTACTCGGCATAATCAACCGGTGTGCCCGTAGAAAGCACATCCTTGATGCGGTCGATTTCTTCCTCAAGGATTTTCTTCAATTCGACTTCAAATAAAATATTGATATTCATCATGTTTTTGGGCGTCCTAATAAATAGGCGTCCCGATGATCAGGACGCCTATCTGTATCTTACTGTTCCCCGTAAAGGTCAATTTTCTTTAATCGACCTAGACCGCCGCCTGCGCCGGTCGTGCCCTTAGCCATTGCGTGGGCTACACGACTAACGCGACCGCCGGTCTGGCGCGGCATTGGCATGTTCGGAGGCGGACCCATCGGCATAGCGCCCGGAGGCGGCCCCATGGGGGGCATTCCGCCCGGAGGCGGACCCATTGGAGGTGGACCACCCATAGGCATGCCCGGAGGCGGCCCGGCAGGGCCAACAGGCACCGGAACGCCGCGTGGCGGCATTGGTGGCATTGGCGGTGCGCCGTTGATCTGAGGCGGGCGCTCGCCGCCGGGGCGGGCACCAATGATGATGTTGATGTTTGTCTTGCCCGTGCGGCCACCGCTCTTGCGAGCGAGGCGGCCACCGGTAGGACGCGTACCTTGGAATGTGCCGTCATAGACGCTACCGCCGTCCTTGCGCTCAGCGCGGCCACCATCGGCACACTTGGCGCAAGAGCAAGATCCGCCATGCTTTAGGCCCTTCATGGACTGCTGGCGGTCATGCTTTTCGTCCATTTCGGACTTTTCCCAGTCCGCATGAGACATCTTGTATTTTGCGGCTAGCTTATTGTCTTGGCGCATATCCTCTTTCGATCCTTCGAAAGAAGTCTCGCCGCCCTTTTTGTAAGGAGCACCACGGCTGGCAGCAGCGCCAGCACGCCCAGCAGCAGCCGTTGCGGCAGCGTTTTGAGCAGCGGCAGCTTTTGCCATACGGATCTGCTCAGGCGATGGGCCTGAAGTCGCAGCCTTAGCCGGGACCTTAGGCGGCACAGCCTTGTCGAGTTGAGCAGCCGTGCGTCCAAAATCGCGACCCTCGTTGTTCATGCTGCGAAGGCGTGCGGCCTCGGCCTCGCCGCCATTGGCCCGCTTTTGGCGACCGCCATACTTGTTGGCGTGGCGATCAGGGCCAACATGCCCACTGCCGCCACTGCCGCCTGAATCGCTGCCAGAAGGCATGCCCGCAGCCTTAGCTGCCAGAGAATTGGCACCATTAAACGCCATGCGCGAGGTTGGGACGTAGGACTTGTCCGATGGACCAGCAAGGCCGCCAGCAGCTTTCTTAGGCGTGCCGCCGCGAGCAAAGCCGCCGATGTGCTTTTTGCCATCGCGCTTCTCGTTGGCTTCCTTTTGATCGCGGTTCATCAGATCGATGGCATAGGTGCTTCCGCCGGACTTGCGAGCCTTGCGGCCTGCGTTCGGGGTCGGGGCGCAGCCCTCGACCTTGTCCATGACCTTGCCGCCGCGCTTAAACTGGCGACGCGAAATGGGGCGCATGCCTGTGGCCACATTAGCATCCAAGGGGTCAGGCACGGTATATCCTGACGCATCGACCTTTGCCTTGGGGTCGAACTTGGTGATGCGTGCGATCTTGGCATGCATCGCCTTTCGGGCTGCTTTAGAGGCTTCAGACATGATGTTCTCCACAAAACCGGCGTCCCGGCATTAGTAGCCCACAAGATAGCACACCCTGTAAAAGCGGCGAGATGATTTTTTAGCGTCGCTTTTGGGCCTTCATGGCAATTGCAATAGCCCTGCTGACAGCGCCACCTTTTGCAAAAACGTCAGGGGCCTTGCGAACGGACGCGGGATTTGATGGCATTGCCAATGGCCCGGAATACGACCTCCCCTCGCCCGGCCCCACCGGAACACCAGCAGCCGCCCAAGATGGCTTTTTAATACCCCCCATAACCCGTTCAATTTCGTCCCAAACCTCATGGTGGGATAGCTCCCCATCACGATATTGGTTCCAAAGACCGTCGATCATGTCTTGGTATTTTTTGCCTTTTTTGCCTTCAAAAAGATTTCTAGCGCCCTCCCATGTGATTGATTGCATTTGCTGGGGACGAATGCCGCGCTCATGCGCTGCCATCCGCGTAGCGTCAGCCGTCAATCCATAGGTGCCATGAAGGCCGGTCTCGGCGTCATTTCGCGCAGACCTCCATTCAGCAGTTTGCTTTTTCTTTTCTGGCGATGTTCCAAAATTATGATTAACCGCATCACTGCCGGAGCCAAGGGGCCTGCCCTGTGAGGCAGCGACCGCATGGGTATCTGCTGTCACAGCATTAGGCCCCTCAGGGTCTGAGATGTTCTCATAAAAGCTTCTGACCTTATTTTTTTCGCCAAGCTGCTGAGATATGTTTTCAATCGACGGGTTATGGAAGATGGAAACAGCCTTAGATATTGGCCCGGTTGAGAACCAAGTGTAGGGATTTTTGTTTGTGGTGGTAAATTGACCGGAAGGGTCAATTGACTTGTATTGCTTGGTGTTGTGAGCCTCATCAAAGGCCCTGATCCACATGGCCTGAAGCGTATGGTCATCTCCATCGCTCTTTAGCTCACCAAGGGTTTTGCCCTTTATTTTGGACAGGTTTTCTAAATCTTTGTCCTTGTTAAAAATTCGAGCACCAACCTCATCCATTTTGGGCGTCCAAGGATGATTTTGCCCATTGGCAAGTGTGTCTGCCACGCGCTCAGCCATAGAGACATTGTTGTCCCATGGGTTTTGAGGAGACAGAACCGCGACTATGGCGTGACCAGCCTGCGGAGCAAGGCCGTGGTCGTGAGCAATCGCCCTGCCAACATAGTTAGCTGCACGATACCACCCGGACGACGTGGCCCTAGCCTCAGGCGAAAACCGGTCATGAATAGCTAGCAAATTGCGCTTGGTGAGGTCTAAATAGGCCTCACGCGCCTCATCCGGATCATCCGTTGGCTTAAGTCCGGGGTGTGTATTATTGGCCAGAAGCGCATTGTGATCAGCAATTGCTTGCCGCTGAGATGCAGAATCCGTTTGAAGCTGATATGGGCCGCCGGGCGTGGGGATTGCGCCAGAGGCAATAGCCCCCTTAGTCGTCGGCAGTCGTGTTGAGACCGAGGTCGGCCCGGCTTCGTGCGGAAACACCGTAGGAAGCCTTAGTCTTCCTTTTTTGTCTGCTTGTGCTTCGGATGCTGCGATGTAACCTTCGAGCCGTTCTTTTGCTCTTGCCTGAAGATTATCAGCGACCCCTTGTTGGCCAGAAAGTGCCGGGGATCCCCTGCCTTTATATCTCCCAGATATGCCATCTGTGTAATCTCCTATGCCGGGGAAGCTCACATGAGCCTCGTGCGATTCCGTATCGTAATTTGGCCCCAGCAACTCATCAACTTTGGCGGCATGCTCTTGACGCGTTAGTTTAGAGTCTTCGGGGTTGTGGATTATATCCATAGTGCCATTGGATAAATTAGTCGAGTGGCCGGACGCAGCATTCGGCCCCATGTGGTCATATATTTTTTTGTAAATTGAAGAGACGTCTTTTGACGACGCATCCTTTGGAAGGAACACACGGGTAACGCCATGCGGCGTTGAGCCGTCATGAGGAGCCCTGCTGACATGCATCATGCCATCTTGACGAAAAACATGCCCGGCAAGGTGGGCAACCAAATCCGCCTTATCTGAATCCCTGACCTGCATTACGCGAGATGGATTGGTGTCGCCCATCCACCCGCCAAGCTGCGGCATTATCTGTCCCTGAGCGCCCGCCGCCTTCATGATGTGCGGAAGAAACTCGCCCTGCAGAGCCGTTGTGATGTCTGAGACGTGATGCTGCGGCAGCGCCTGCATGCGCTGCTTCATTTCAGGGTCGTAACCCTCCCCCGGAACAGCCTCAAACGATATGTTATTGGGGCTTCCGGGGTCCGTTTGCCCGCCAAAAGCCCTATGCACAGCCTGCCGATCCCGGATGACCTGTTCTGGATGCTCAATGCCGATAGAGCCGCCCTCAGGCACCTGATGGCGCATAGCCTCGATCTGCTCATCGGCGGTCATATGCGTA